GGTTTAAAACCATAGTCTGATTTGTTAATATCAACTAAACTAACTTTGATACCTGCACCTCTGATTTCACCTAAGGCTTTGGCTATTTTACCATAATCTGTTCCGGTTTCTTTTCCTTTGGCTGGTATCCCATTTTCATCTATTTCAATATTATCTTCCTCCAAACTACCACTATTAACAACCAAACAAGCTGCATCCCAATAAATAGGATTCCAATTTGTTGCAATATATGCAGTTTGATAACCAATAAAACTATACGCTAATGCATGAATACATTATTTAAAATAAATAACTGACTATTTTTTACAGAGTTTGTAGTGAGTTTTGACTTACTCTCCTCTGCACACTATTTCCCAGAACGTATCAATAGTTCCAGTACTCCCGGTCTAACCCAGGATAGTCGATACAACCTTTTCTTATGATAATGACTCTAAAATACGTTTATTTTCTTCTCTAAAACTTCTTAATGGATAAAGAAGTTTATCTTGTTTATTAGCTCTTCCTTGCCCTAACTTCTTAATAGTACTTTCTGCCTTTCCGTATTTTTCAGCTATTTTTACTAAAGAATCTTTACTATAAATAATATCTTTTATACAAGGCCAGATCCAACTTTTATCTGCACAACCTTTTAAACATAATGGATATTTCTCATTCTTATCAAAAAAATATTTCCCATTATTAATACCAGATATAAAACCTGCACTTTCTATTCCATATTTATTTTGAATATCTATATATTTAATTCCATTTTTTATATCTGTTTTAATATTCTGAATTTCTTCTTTTGTAAAGTGACTTAATTCACCTGAAAAATCTTTTTTTAATGGATAGTTTAAATTAGGATTTTTATAATTAGTTCCATGATTAAGATTACTTAAAAAAGTTCTTGTTAATCGAGGTTTGTATTGTTCTATTAAATCATTATATAATGCTCCTTGAATGAGCTGATTTTGAATATCAATAATTTCTTCTGGAGTAAATATTTTTCCTCTTTTTAATAATTCTTTCCAAGGAACTTTTTGACCATTATGACTATCTCCACCTTTTGTAATATTATACCCGCCTTGAGAAATATGACTTCTTAATTTTTCTATCCAATAAATTTCTCTTTCGTTAGCTTTTTCTCTATTATCTACTTCTTCAATAATTTCATAAGTAAAATTTTCTATTCCATATTTTCTAAAAGCATTAGATAAAGGATAATCATAACTATGACTTTTAGGATTTAAACTATCACTTTTATGTCCATTATGTCTTTTTTGTAAATCATTGGTTTGTCCAATATAGACATGTCCATTTATTTTATTAACGTATTTATAAATATAAATTTTCTCCATAATTCGGATATACCTTTCGTACTATTTTCCTTATTATATCAAAAATTTTTTATAATGTCAAGTCAATTCATAAGAATTTGTCACGAGATTTTACCCTCGTTAGCCAATCAATCTATAGTTTGTCATTACTATATTAACAATTAATTGACCCCCATGATAAGTGGGTTAAGTGTGTGAGCGCCATTCTTACACAACGCTAAAAGAATATCCCATTTGAGGTCCAATACCACAATCCCAAATATACTGTCCTAAATTAGAACTTCGAGCTTGTTTAAAAATTTTCTCTCTTAATTCTGGAATCTTATTCATTTGTTTTTTACCAACAATTTTTCTTGCTGCATTAGCTTCCTTAAGACTAAAATCGCATATATTTTTATCCATCAACATTGTCATTAACTGTTCCTGAGAAGGTGGAACTCCATAAGATGATAAGAAATATGGTTCAAGGGTTTTTTGCTCCTCTTTAGTAAGTCCATATCTATCCATCTCATTATACCAAAGTTTAATATTATTTTTAAACCTGATATATTTATCCATTGGTGTTTCAGCACCTTGTTCTGAAGTCATGAGACGCATTAATCCATTGGCATCACTAAGTTCTAAGATTGTTTGAGGTTTAATCTTTTTTGCAGCCTGACTACCAATCTGAGAATCAAACTGGAACACGTTAATAACTTTGCCATCTCTAATTGCATCCCACACATCTTGTCTATCTAATGGTAAAACATTAGGATGAAAATATTTATTATAAACTTCACGAAGTGTCATATCTTTTTCAATACATCCATCTTCTTGAAGAAATTTTATTGCTTGTGCTAATTTATCCTGTACTTCAGTAACCAGGAAGTCGTATTTTGTAAGACCAGCTGCTTCACAATCATGAAGGTCATATTGAGTAATAACTTCTCCTTTTGGAGTTCTCATAAAACAACCAAATTCATATGGATCTTCATCAAACAAAATAACACCACTTGCATGAGAAGATCGTTTGTTAATAAGACCCTCAATGCCTTTTATAATATCAAGAAGTCCTGGATATTGATTAACTTCTTTAATGAATAAATCAACAGGTTTCCTTCCTTTTTCAGGATTGCCATTTACAACCTCATCAATAGACCAAAGAAAACCTCGTTCAGATGGAATAAGACTTGCAATATACTGTGCTTCATCATTGTCAATACCATCTGTAAATTCTTCATTTCTATATCCACGACAGGCTGTAAGAATTGCTGATTTAGTTCCTTCCGTTCCGTATGTAGCTATCAAAGTACATCCGAGATTTTCTCGCGAAAGCTGGTCTATTTCTGGATTAAACCGACCGCCGCGCTCTTTCTTAATCTCTTTTACTATTGCTCCTTTCTTTGAAGGGCATATATCTATATCAATATCACCTAATTCAACTCGTTCATCATTCATATATCGAAAGAATGGAAGTTTCCATTCTATCGGATCGAGCTGAGTTATTCCCAAAAGATAATGATTTAAAGCTGCACAAGAACTACCTCTTCCTGCACCTACAAGAGAACCACACTCCCACATCATGTCGATATAATATTTAAGTGTTATTGGATACTTGAACATATTTGTTCCAAGTTTTTTTCCAATAATTCTTTTTACTCTTGCTTCTTCTTCAAGTTCGTCCCAATATTTTTTATTCCAAGTCAAATTCTTTTTATTTAATTCATTAGCACATTCATTAATCCAATATCTTTCATAAATGTCATTAGACATATACATTCTTTCACATTCTGGATAATTAGGTAAATTAATATTCCAAAAAGCAAGTTTTTTATCATAATTTTTAATTGGAACACTTGGAATTGTTTGACTATGAAGTAAATCATATACTTCAATTTTATCAAATATTTCCATACTATTATTAAAGCAAGAGTCAACATCTATTTCGCTTGGCTCAAGATTTTTTCTTATATCATTTTCATCTTGAAGATAAGAATACTCATAAAATAAATCAGTTTCACGTTCTCCACCTTTTGAATTAAGATATGCTTTATGAATATATCTATCTTCTTTTTTAAGATAATGACTATCATCACCAATAACAACGGGAATATTACCATATATTGATGATAACTTTGTAATCATCTTATTTACTATAATCTGATCTTTACTCGCGGCGGGCGCTATTTCCAGATAGAAATCAGTCCCAAATAAATCTTTGTTCCAGCGAATAAAATCAACAATTTGATTATAAGCCGCGGTTTCGGCTTTAACGTCACCGATTGTTCTTGCAGTTGTTAAATTTAAAATTGAATTTCCTAATTCTCCACCGATACATGCTGATGTAGCTATTAGATGACCAGGATTTTCTTTTACAACTGCATAAAGTTCTTCTTTTAACGTTGGGACTCTTTCCATACCTCTATCCCAATAAGAACACATCCATGCCCTTGAGGATAACCGCCGCAGCTGTTTATGTCCTTCTTTATCTTTTGCAATTAATATATAATGATAATACTTTTGTCCTTTATCTCTTGTTTCAGTAAGATAAATTTCGTTTCCTATTGCAATTTTAAAATCTGGATTTTCTTTTTGAAGTTTACAAATACGAATAGACTGGGCTATTGTCTCATGATCTGTGACAGCTAGACCAGCCAATCCAATATCTTTTCCTCTTTTTATAAGATCGGGTAATTTTATAATGCAATCAAGAAGTCTAAAATTTGACATCTCTGTATGACAATGTGGAACGAAACGAACCATTTATACGACCTCTCTTTTTTAATGTTACTATTATTATATCATATTTTTATTTTTTTGTCAAAAAGATCATGAACACTGGGTAAATGATCTCTGATATAATGAAAACTGTTTGCAATATTAGTACATTGTTTATCTACCCATAGAGTAACTTGCCATTGAATTTCTTCTATAGTTGCATTTTCTGGAAAAAATGCTCGCTGTCTTAATTCA